GGTTAGAGCGTGGTGAGGTGGTTAGGTAATTAAATTGTTAAACTTTAAAATATAAAAATATGAATGGTATTGATATTAAAACATTAAAAGAAATTGAAGTTGAGTTTGGTGATTTTGAAATCAAACAGGTGTTTGGTGGTTCTTATGATATTTACTTACGATTTGGTTATTGGCGTAGAGTTGATGTAAACAAATTACAACAAATTATCGGTAATACAACCAACGTAGTTGAAGATGATGATTATGATGATGATTGTGGTTGGTTATTTAGTTATAAATTAAAATAACTTTTTTTGGAACTTTTCCATATTTATTATTAAATACAAAGTAAATAATGGAACAATTAGCATCAATTTTTTTTCATAGTAGAACTCAAGCACACGTTTTTCATTTGGAAACTCGTGGACCTGGTTCATTAGCGATTCACTCAGCATTAAATACATACTACGATTCAATTGTAGGTATTATGGATGAATTAATCGAAGCATATCAAGGTAAATACGGAATTATAACTTTTAAACCTGTAAACGGAATTGATAATGATGCATCAAAAGAAAATATAATCGCATACTTCGATAAACTCATAAAATTCTTAGAAGCCGAAAGAGAATCGGAAAAATTAAAAGATAGTTGGATTCAAAACGAATTAGATAATATTGCTAAACTATTATATTCTACAAAATATAAATTAATTAACTTAGGATAATTAAATTTAATACTTATTGAGTTAAGGGAGCGATTTTTCGCTCCCTTTTTTTATACGTTATATTTATAGGTGTATAATTGTATAAAAGAGGAAAGTATTTATGTCTCAAGCGTTAATTTGGACGGGTTCAGCAACATTCATTACGGGTGCATCAACTCCATTTGGTATTTATGATAGTGATTCACAATTTCAATCAGATGCTCCAAAGGTTGCAAGTTGGTGTGCAAAACGTTTAGGCTACCCTATAATTGATGTTGAATTACAAGGTGAAAACTTTTTTGCTGTTTTTGAAGAGGCAGTTAGTGAATATTCTGCACAAGTAAATCAATTTAATATCCGAAATAACTTAGGTTCTTTACAAGGACAACCCATTGGTGCAAATTATACAGGTAAATCAGTAAATGGTTCTGAATTAAATAATACGATACAAATATCACAAGCATACGGAACACAAGCCAATGTGGGTGGTAAAACTGATATTAAAAAGGGTTCAATTGATTTAGTAGAGGGTCAACAAACATATGATTTACAGACACTTTGGTCTGATGTCAATGAATCAAGTCAATCTATATCAGTAACGAGAGTATTTTATGAGGCAACTCCTGCAATTCAACGTTTCTTTGACCCGTATTCAGTAAGTGGACAAGGAACATTAAACTTAATTGATGAATTTGGGTTTGGTTCATTCTCTCCAGCAGCACAATTTATATTAATGCCAATTTATGAGGATATGTTAAGAATTCAAGCGATTGAATTTAATGACCAATTCCGTAAATCTGCGTTTACATTCAATATAGTAAACAATAAATTACAAATTTTCCCAAAACCAACTCATAGTGATAAATTATGGTTTGAGTATATGGTTGATAGTGAATTTACTGCAGCATCGGTAATAATTACACCTAATGTTGTATCCGATTACTCAAATGTTGGGTATGATTTTACACAATATTCAAATATTAACGATGTTGGTAAACAATGGATTAGAAAATACACTTTAGCACTTGCAAAAGAAATGTTGGGTGCAATTAGAGAGAAATACTCTCAAGTTCCAATTCCTGGTTCGGAAGTTTCATTGGATGGTGCCGCATTAAGAGCAGAAGCAATAAGTGATAAAGATATATTGATGACACAACTAAGAGAAAACTTAGAAGAAGTAAGTAGAAAGACTAGAATTGCAAATGAAGCTGAGATAGTTGATCAACAACAAAAAATAATTGGTAAGGTGCCATTGGCGATTTATATAGGCTAATTATGAGTAATAAAAAGTGGATACGAGATGAAACCGGATTATTCGTTACAAACTGTCCTTCCTGCGGTAGAATTCGTAAAACTAAAAAACGCCCATACGAAAACAAAACCTGCAGTTATAAAGAATGTCATAGTGGTAATTGGAAAAAAGGTGAAACCAAAACTTTTACTGCAGAACGAAACAAAAAAGTTTCAGAGGGAAAACGGAAATGGTGGGAAAATCAAGATAAATCAATTTTAAACAATTGGTTGGGTAATTATAGAGGGTCTGATAAACATATTGAATTATGTAAATCAAATCAACAAGTAGCATCAAAAAACGCAATGAGAAATAAAATCTCTAAACCCGAAAAAGAATATGCTAAAAAATTAAATAAAGAAGGTGTTGTGTATAAACAACAATATTATTTGGAGGGATATTATTTTGATTTTTATATTCCAAGTAAAAATCTTCTTATAGAAATAGATGGTAAATTTTTTCATCCATCAAAAATAGAAGAATGTATTTATGAAATACAAAAAAGAAATTTTATTCGTGATATAAAAAAGAACGAAGTTGCTAAAAATAATAATTATAGTTTAAAAAGGATACGAGTATAATGCCAAAGTTTTTTAACGCAAGAGATTTAAATTTTATCAAAACAATCGCCGAAGAGGTGGTTGATTATGTGGTAGAACAAACCATCACCCTATTCAAAGTATCAGTTGGTGAAACAAAAACCAATTTGTATGGTGAATCGTTGGGTAAAGTTTGGCATGCACCTGCAGTTTTAAGAGCAATTGTAGATAGAGAACCTATGGGAGCTAACTATGAAGGATTCGGACCGGATGCATCACAAGTAGCAGAGTTTCGTTTTATGAGACATCGTTTGAGAACTGAAACTTTACCAATGGTAAGAGATATTAACGGAACATTTGTTCCGGTTGATGCTATTCAAAATTCATTATATGGATATCCTGAAATTGGGGATGTTATTTTGTTCGATGAAACTTATTTTGAAATTGATAATATCAGACAAACAAATATAGTAGGTGGTTCACCTAAAATATATAATAAAGAAACTGATGAATTTGAAGATACAAGAATGCAAATAACTGCAATCTGTCATATAGTAAGACGTTCACAAGTTCAAATAGAGGATAGAGTAAGATAATGAGCACAGACCCATTTAAAAAACCTTTAAACAGAGGAACACAGCTAAAAACCGAACCCAAAAATCAAAGAGGGGTTAAGTTGTATGATATTGATATGGCCATCGCGGAACATATGATAGATACTGTCGTGCCAACGGTTGAGGCGATGGGTGAAAAGATTAAAGTACCAGTAATGTATGGAAACCCAGAACGTTGGAAATCGGTTCAACAAGATGGATATTTAAGAGATAAACAAGGGGTAATTCAAATTCCTCTTATTATGTTTAAACGAAATTCCATTTCAAGAGATGATTCAATGACATCTACGATGAATCGTAATGTTTTTTATCCAACGGTGACTAAATATTCCAAAAAACATAGATACGATTTGTTTTCTCAAATGACAGGAACACAAAGACCTATCGAACAATACAACGTAACGATGCCTGATTATGTGACGGTTAGTTATGAGTGTATTATTTGGACAGATTTTACCGAACATATGAATAAAATTGTAGAAGCTTTTCAATATGCAACGGATGAATATTGGGGTGATAAAAGTGGATTCAAATTTAGAGTAAGAATTGATTCATTTGATACAACTGCAGAAGTTGGTGAAGGTTCTCAAAGAATGGTTCGCACAAATTTCACAATGGCAGTAAATGCGTATTTATTACCTGAAAAATTTGATAATCAACCAACTACAATTAAAACACTTTCACCTAAGAAAGTAGTATGGGGTGTGGAAACTGATTTAACTGGTAATTCACAATCTACTACAAAATTATATAATGAGTATTCGGATGTGATTGATTTTATGACAATCAGAGGCTCGGTTCAGGCTATATTTGTTGATACTAATACATTCAAATTAGAAAATGTAGAATTACCAAAATTACCACCCGAATTACGTGGAAGTTTTAATGAAGAAGATTGGTTTAGAGTTTATGTGAATGGGGTATATGTTAACGCATCTAAATACACTTATTCATTTGATTATAGTTTAAGTGAAATTACATTTGAAATTGATACAACTTCATTGGGTTATATTTTAGAAATTACAGATGAAATTGGAGTAACTGGTAAATTTATTGAATTATGATTAAGGAATTAAATAAAATATTGAAACAGGTACATGAACCAAATGAATTTAAATTGGTTGCACATAATATGACACATCCACTATATTGGATATGGAAAGTTGAAAATGCAAGAATGAAAAATTTAAATTTATTTTTACGTCCATTACGAGTTGAACACGCACGTTTCGATATATTTATAAACGGGCAGTATATCTTAGAAAAAGATTATTTGTTTGAACAATCTGGTAAAGATTTTCACATCAAATTTAGAAAAGCTAATTTTGCTCAAGCATATGATTTATCAATAACCGATGACATTAAATTAGAGGGAGATTTGGAGAAAGTATAATGAAAAATAAACCAAATATCGTAACTTCTTTTAATGATAA